TGTTACAAGTTGAATTTTGTAATTACGTCTAGTAGCAGCTTCGCCATATTTAATTTTAGCTAAAACGTCTGAAATACGAGATGCTGTGCATTTCGAAAGCCGAGCCTGATACCACTCGTCTGTGCGTTGCTCAATCATAGAAAGTCCTTGCTAGATACAGCTTTTAATACTGGAGGTTCTGAATCTGGAGCTATATCTTCACCAGAATATAAATATAAACCAATACCATGTAATGCAATAGCTTTAGCAAGACAACGCTGCATAGCTGTATTAACTGCCATAGCATCTGGGTTAGGTATAGCTTGGTTTCTAAAGTTAAGCACAGGTAGTTGAGCTGTCATAGACTTATTAAAAGCATGGACTGTGCAAAAAACCATTAGCGTTTCACCAAATTGCATAGGTGAACCATAAGACCATGTAGCTTGTGGGTCTTGTTGTAAAAGTGTATCTACTGCGTATGCCCAGGACAAATAAGATAGTCCATTTTTCTTTTCAATATGCTCACTTACATTTATTTTGCGTAAGTCGTTATAGTTCATCTTTTGCTCCCCTGTTACTTGTTTGAGTGTGTTTAATACTTCCTGCTGGTGCTGCTCCATCATTACCTGGTCGTAAAATTGTTGTTGGCTCATATCCGTTCTCCAAGTTATATTGTTCTAAAGCCATTTGTTCTTTGGCTTCCCATTTATCATTAGACTCTTTCAGCTCTGCTGTGCATCTGCGTAATTCTTTTAATACATTTACTAGAGTAAGCGACATATAAAATACCCATAAAATATTATTAAATACCACTTTACCAAATAATAAAACCTTTGTGTAAACTTTCTTTGTAGCCTTTCATTAGTAATAATTCTAAAGAACCTATCCATTATATTGCTCCAGATAACTTACCCATTACATAAAGACATAAGGCTACATAACACCAAAAAGCTATTGCAGTTACTATCATTGTTGAAATTTTCATATTATCTCCCATATCCAAAGGCTGTTTCATATTTAGGTTGACCATCCCAGAGGTAAGCATTTGAATAGCTAGTGATTTTAACACTATTTTGTCTGCCATTTGCAACTTTTAACATTGGCTCACCTTTTTCTTCTCCAGCCACCATATAATCAGCACCGGTACTTTGCTTAGCTACAATAGCTGTCATAGGAACAATTTTAATTCTATTACTACCTACAACTTCTTTTACTTTATAGAAGTCTACTTGAGTTTGGTCATATCCCCAACTGCAATAAAGAATATCACCTTCTTTTAAGCCAGTAGGAGCAAGTCTTTCAGCTCTGTATTTTGCAACTTCCGCAGCTCTAGTAATTCTGTTATTAACAGTTTTAGTTATTTGAGCCAACATAGCTTCTTCACTTCTAAACAAATAATACCAAGTAGGATTAACAGCTTTGCCAGCAAAACAAATGGCAGAGAATTTACCGTTAGCATTGTTTGTGTAAACAACCACGTCTGCTGGATTGTCAATTGCTAAAGGGACATATCCTGCTGGAATGTATCTTTCTTTGTTTCTTCTCATTTTAATCTCCTTGTTATTTAATTACTATATACACAGTATATACACTTTAAAAACAAATACAATACTTTTTACAACTATTTTTATTTAATTAAACCTCTAGCTATTGTTGCTTCTGGAACGCTGTAATCTGTCACAGTTTGACCTAAAAATATATGAGTTGCACAATATTGTGTTTTAACTAGCTCATTTTGTTTGTTATAGGTCTTAAAAATATCTATTACAGTACATTCATTAGGAAACTTACCTCCAGTCATAAATTTAGTACCTATTGGATATTCCATTATGCAACCTCACTTTCAGCCCAGGTATTGCCATTTGCTATAGACTTAACACCAATACCTCCAGTAAGTGCGTATTGCTTAAATGGCTCTGGTTTATCATTTGGATCACCTTTAAGTACTATTTTTGCAGCTTTTAGTCTTAAATTCTCTGTTGGAGTGTTTAAAAATTGCATAGTTGATAAAGCCACAACCATATTTCTTAGTGCAAAAGTGGGCTGATTGCCCACTATTTTTTTAGCTTCTGCGTAGTTCATACATTCTCCTTGTTTAATATTAATTAAATTCTTTGGTCATATTTATAAAAAGGTCTGGCACGAGTTTCTGGGTCACAAGTTTCAACAATTTGTTCTCCAGTTGAATTGTCAAGATAAACAACCCAATCACTTATAGTTACATATACACAACCATTATCTTCTCCATTGCCTTGTCTAATATCTACGTTAACTTTCATACATTCTCCTTATTTATAGTTGGTAATTCGTTAATAAATAACTTAATCATGTAACAAAGTTCTTCTTGTTCATCTAATTCCATATTAGGATTATCTAAATATATTTTTTGACATTCTGTTTTAATCATTTCTACTTTTTGAGTTTTTGTATAACCTTTCATTTTTATCTCCTTTTGATTAATTACCATAACTGAACTATAGCAAGCCTAAAAAAAATATACAATACCTATACACAAAATATATACAAATAATTTTAAATAAATATCTTGCAAATGAAAATTAGCTATGATAGTGTTTTTTGAAATATTTTAACTATAGGAGAAAGATATGAAAGTTCGCAACTGGAGCAAGTTTCAGCACTTTAAAAACAAGTCAAGCATGGTTTGGTTTAAGGTTTATGGCAGGGATATTCTGTCTGACCCTGACTGGCATGACCTTACTTCTGACCAAAAAGCAACCCTATTTGAATTATGGTGTTTAGCTTCTGAAAGAAATGGTGATCTGCCGGAATTAAGAAAAATATGCTTTAGGCTACATAAGTCACCAGAGTTTATAGAGGGCATGATAAAAGCCTTAAACGCTTGGTTTGAGAGTGGCTCAGTCAATTCTATATACAACGAAAATAAGGGCTATGCACGAGAGGATAGGATAGGAGAGAATATGAAAGAAGAAAAGAAAAAAAGAGAAGATATGAGAGAAAAAGATAGTATAGGTTTAGTATGAATATCCATGAAATAATAGGTTACTTTGAAAAAGCATATAAGTCTGGTGAGAATGAATACCAATGTTTATGTCCTGCTCATAATGACAAGAATGCTTCACTTGGGGTGAAGCAACTATCAGATGGTCGTATCCTTATAAATTGTTTTGCTGGGTGTGGCATAACTGATATACTCGGCAATGTTGGTTTAAGCCTGGATGATATAGTTCCTAAACGTCTTGGTGACTTTAAACCTGTCAGAAAAGCATTTAACCCTTACTCTGTTTTAAAGACTGTAAGCCATGAAACATTATTAGTGGCATTAGCTTCTATAGAATTAAGTAAAGGCAAAACCTTACCACTAGAAGATCATAAAAGACTTATGTTAGCAGCAGAAAGATTAAGACAGGCATATTCATTATGTCATTAGCGGATAAGGTGCAACAGTTAGTTATTAATGAAGCATCAGTTCAAAACTATTTTGAGAGTCGTAACAATGACGAACATCTTAATATTAAGAACCCTAGTGAATACATACCGCAGGTCGTAGCATATTTTAATAATGAAGTAGAGAGTGGAAAGACTTTACCTTGGTCTAGCACTTATGATAAGTGGATGCTTCGTGGTGGTGAAACAACTTTAATCACCGGTTGGAGTGGAGCTGGCAAGTCATTACTGTTGAACTACATTGTTTTACATTTACTTAAAACAAGTAAGTGCATGGTGGCTAGTTATGAGATGCAACCCAAGTCTACACTCGCTAGGTTTATAAGGCAGTCTTTAGGCAGTAATCATCCGTCTGAAGCATACATAAATAAATTTTGTAGTGGTGCAGATGGTAAGTTATATATTTACGAGCAAGAAAATACAACCACTAGCAAAACTATATTAAGTTCTATCTATTTTTCAGTTGAGCAACTCGGTTGTAATTTTATTATAATAGATAGTTTAATGAAGGTAGGCGATATAGCCGAAGATGCTTATAACGACCAGAAGCTATTTATGGATAAAATATGTGTAGCTGCAAGAGATACAGGTTGCCATATATTTGTTGTAGCTCATGCCAGGAAAGGTGACGAGCATGAAGGTAAAGCTCCCACTAAACATCAAGTATCAGGTTCTACTCATTTGACTAACCTAGTGGATAATGTAGTATCGGTCTATCGCAATAAGAAAAAAACTGACCTTTTGGAAGCAGGTAAACTTGATGATGATGAAGTTAAGCGTATGCCTGATTGTATTTTGTATGTATGTAAGCAAAGACATTATGAATGGGAAGGTAAAATACCATTATGGTATGAACCTAAAGGTATGAGATATTATGAGAAGCCAATATGAAATTTGAAGATACAACTTGGTTTAAGTTATTTGGTAATTGTGAATATAAAATTACTTTTAATGATGGTAAAATAATTAAGTCTAAAGGATGGCATGATGATAAAATGGTCACTAACACAAGCAAACTTACCCAACCTAATAGAGAAGTTAAAAAGCCTTGACTGGACAAAGCATTGGCGTGTAACAGTTACAGATACAAAACTTAACAGAAGTCTTGAGCAAAATTTACGCCTCTGGGAATTATATACAAGCGTAGGTAATCATCTAGGTGTAGAGAAAGATAAGATACACGAACTCATGGGATACAAGTTCTTACGCTTTCAAACAGAAATAGCAGGCAACCCTGTAGAGCTTATAAAGTCTACAACTAAACTTACCACTAGCGAGATGGCAGCTTACCAACAAGAGATAGAAATTTGGGCGCAAGGTTATGGATGGGGATGGGATGA